GTCGAAGCACACAAGACGCCATCACACAAGGGATGCTCCAGGGTCGTACCGCTGGAGAAAACCTGCGGTCTAGTGAAGATCAACGACTGCGCGGGGACGCATTGAGCCTCATCAGCGGGCAGCCTTCTATCCAGCCCTTTGCCCCGGTGCCTGTGACCGAGCCCGGTGTGAGTCCAATGGGCGCGCAGGCTGCGGCTGGCAAGTTTGATCCTGCTACGGCTATGTTCGCTGCTAGCAAGTTGATCCCTGGCGCCACATCGAATCCCTATAGCCAGCTTGCAGATGCCGGGCTCTTCGGTGGATTGCTATACGATAACCTTCGTAAGAAGAACAATAACACATACGAAGTTGGGGGTAAAGGCGCTACCTCTGGCGGATATACAGCGGGGTACTAATGGCTGAAATCGGTGTTCCTGCTGGGCTAGCGGGTCTCTTCGAGCCTAATCAAGCAGAAGTTGCAGCGGCTAAGTTAGACCGGCCATTCTTGATTGGCGCGTACGGCCTTGATCGTATCGCGGGTCGTGGTCGTGTCGAAGAGATGGCGAATCAGACTAACGCCATCAAGACGCTTCTTGCCATGCGTAAGATGAAGCAAGATCGCGATAAGGATGCGCTGCATTATGTCTCGCAGGCGTCGGTGCTAGAGCGCCAAGATGATCCTTCTGTCGGGCTGAATCAAGCACTCAAAGCCTATGGCATCGACCTCCCGCCGTCCGTCCGTGGCTTCCCTGAGTCCGTCATCGCACGCAATCGTAAGCCGAGTGGCTCGATCAATCTCGGCGATGACACCGAGTCTGTGGTCACTGAAGGAGCTATTAATGCTGCGGGAGAACGCGTTCCTGTAGGAACTCCAGGTTCAACGCCCACAACGATCACACAGAAATCAAAACGCAAGGTCGGTGTTCCTGGGGCGCCTCCGCAGGCAGCGCCAAAGGCCGCAGCGCCTAGTGGCCCCAAAGCAGGCGATCCCGTCATCGGCCCCGATGGGAAACAAAAGATCGGCCCTAATGGGCGCCCGATGTTCTGGAAAAATGCTCAATGACCAAGCTCGTCCCGGTAGAGGCTGAGCCGGATGAGCTTCCCACTGATCCGGCTCGTATTGGCCCCGAGCTAGCACACAGACTTCTATCTGGCAAAGAAACTCCTGGGCGGTTGGCTAAGTCAACAGCCGCAGGGGCTTTAGGTTTGCCTAGTTCGTATCTGAACCTCGGGGCGCTGTTGGCCTTGGGCTCTTCATTTGTGCCAGCGCACATCGACGCTAAAACGCAGATGTCCATCGCGGAGATTCTGACGAAGAAGGCCGAGGAACAGAAACAGTGGTCTAGACGCACCGCAGGACTACCAGATGGCCCGAAGACTGCCTACGAGCGCGCAGGCGAACATGGCGGAGCCGCGCTAGTTGATCCACTTAGCTATCTATGGACCGGAGTGGGCCTGCCGAAACGGATTGGCTTCGGTCTTGCTCCCAGCGTAGGTGCGTCGATTGGTCTCGGTGAAGTACTAGAGCCTGCGCCAGAGGCGCGCGTGGTCGGCAATCAGCCCCCCACACAAGCGGCCACAAGTCCTGCGGTTGTCCCTGCTAGCAGCCCCCCAAAGGGCCTTGTGGAAGAAGAGGCTGAAGCGCCAGCGGCGCCGGGGTTGGTAGAAACAGAGGCTCCTGCGCGTGGATGGAATTCAGTAGATTATGGTCTTGGTGTCGCAGGGGCAGTTGCAGCGGCGCTTCTGGCCCGCAAGGGCTTGAGGGCAGTTGGCTTGCTAGAGAAGCCTGTGCCCGGCAAGGCGCTTGAGTCTATCGGACAACCGCTAGATGCCAAGGTGCCACGTCAGAGCGCGACGACGCCCGGAGAGTTGATCGCCACAGAGCAAGCTGATAGCACTGCTGTCGTGCGGAGTCAAGTTGCTCGTTCTACTCAGGGCCTCCCGCCCGGTGCACCCATCGAGAGCCTGCAACAGACTGGCCGAGATGTCTATACGACTGGCATCCCTGATGTAGAGACCTTTGGCTCGCGGCAGTTGCTCCTGCCGAACAACGCCCCGACGATCCCGGCTGCGCCATTTGCGCCGGGCACGACTATCGCCCAGGCTGTCAAAGACACCGATGCGCTGATCCCGCGCTCGACTCCTGCACAAGTCGGCCTCCGTATGTCCCACGGCTTCGAGACCGGCCAGATCGACATCGCCGGAGGCACCCGGAGCTTCCAGATCATCCCTCCCAAGAAGCAGCTCACTGACTGGGCCATGGCAGGCCCCGACGTAGCTAAGAACGTAGACGAAGCCCTTGGTCTAGGTCGCGCGCTCGATGCCGCCGAGAAGGGCAGTGCGCCTATCTTGACTCGACTGTTTGGCCCGAAGCAAACGACGCAGACCGCTGCTGGCGTCCCTGTTCCGCATCCCTTCCCTGGCAAAGTCGATCCCGCGATGCTTGCTCAACAGCAGGCCCGGTATACGCAACTTATGGCCGATCCGAAGGTCTATGAGATTGTGACTGGCATCCAGGGCAACCTCCGTGCGATGATCCAAAATGCTGTCCATGCTGGCATCCCGCAGAGTAAAGTCAACCAATTCCTCAAGGCCAATCCGCGCTTCGTGCCGATCCAAGAGCAGGGCAAAGAAGCCCGCAACCCCAATCTCCTTGGTCGAATGGATCGCTTCTTCCGCGAGCTAGGCGAAGTCGATCCGCACATGAAAGACAGCATGGCGAAGTTCGATGACTTTATGACTGCGACGAAGGTACACGGCCAAGGCGTGCAGAATCCTGCTAGCTTCGCCGACACTTATCAGCGGTACTTCGCAACGTACTACTATGCGATGGAGCGGAACCACGCCAAGCGCTCGGCTTTCTACTTCATCCGCAATAGCCGTGATCCGCTGATCGCGCAGTCGTTCAGTGTCTACAGGAAAGGTGACAAGGGCGCTCCGGCGACGACTAATTGGTTCTGGGATGGTGAAGCCCTGATGGGTGTTCACTTCAAAGACCCGCTGATGAACACCGCGTTCAAACTGAACCCGCATGACATCAAGTGGCAGACCGCGCACAAGATGAAACAAGGCTTCCAGCAAGGCACTACCGGCCTGCTCAACCCTACATGGTTGTTCCTGAAAGGCGTCTTCTTCGATCATGGCTTCGGTGCGGCTCTTCGGCCAGCAGGATCGAAAGACTTTGGGGGTATCTCTGGCATTCTGACTGCGGGGCGGGGCCGTATATCTATTGACCCTACGAAGGTCGCACATAATCTGCTGGCTGGCATGGGTCGGACGCTCGCTGCCAAAGGTAAACTCGCTATCGCCGAAGCTGCCGAGCAGGCTCTAGCACGAAACCTAGGCCCGATGTGGTCGAAGTGGTACGAAGCGGCCAAAGGCCCTGGCTCTGTTAAGCGTCTAGCACAAACCATGCGAGATGCCTACGTCGATAGCACCTATGCTTGGGCTAAACGTGAAGGCGTCGTCGGGCAGACGCAGTTCTTCGAGCGCAACCTTGCGATGAACACCTCGCGTCTGGAACAGATGGTCCCGGCGTGGAGCAAACTCGGCTACCCTGTAGACAAGATGCACTCCATCTACATGTTCTACAAGAACCTGATGGAGTCAGCCGCGCAGAGTTACAAGATTCAATACATGCATTACAACCGGGCGCGACCGGGAGTTGCAAAGGAAGCGGCTGATCTATTGGGCACCTTCACGCGTCGTGGCATCGGCAAAGGAATCGAAGGGACGCCATTGTTGCGGGAGGCCCACGATCTGAGCCAACAGGCTGGCAACGTTGCAGCTCGTGCCTTCGGTGGTCGCTATGCTCGCGAGGCTGGGCAGGCGTTGATGGATTCGATTCCGTACTACAACGTCTTCATCCAAGCGACGAACAAGCTGGCGAAGCGCATGGCCTCGCCCAGTGGGGCTAGTGGCCTCCTTCAAAGCGCCATCTTGCCTGCGGTTGCCGCTCAGCTCTATATGTCCTATGATAAAGAGTTGTCCGATTGGTATCGTCAGCTCCCTGGGCAATATCGCGCCTCGACGCTGTTCATGCCGCTCCCTTTCATGCAACACCGCCCCGTCCACGAGCGCGTGTTGGCGATCCCAATTGCGCCCGAGTTCGGCATTCTCCATGCCGTGACTAGCTATGCGATGGCGGAGTTCCTAGGGACGAATACTAGCTATCAGCAAGACGACATCCGCGATAGCATCTCTCAGTGGCTCAACGTGCCGTTCATCGGTGGGGCTGGGATGCCTCCACTTGTTGTAGCCTTTGGTGCCCTTGGTGGCCTTGATCTGCGCGGTAGCCGCGTTCAGTCCTTCGAGGGCTCTGCTGGCTTTGGGCCGAACCCGCTGTCGCTGGACAGCCTCACTCGCAAAGAACGTTCGACTGGTGCTGGCTTTGCCGCTCGTCCAGGTGCAGCCCTTCCTGCTGAAATGGAAGGCTTCATGCAAGGGCTCTTCGGTACAGTCGCGTCGTTTGCCATCGGGGGCCTTGATAGCTGGACGCAGGCTGCTCGTCGCAAGGAAGACCCCGGCCTCGCCACTATCACGCATCTCGGCAACGAGACTCTACGGAAGATGCCCGTCTACAAGCCCATCCATGGCTTCCATGCCGAGCAGGCCATGTCGAACATGAAGCGCCGCCTGGGCGAGAAGGGCCAGCTTATCGACCGCATCTCGAATACCGCTGAGGCCCTCATGCGTGGTGGCCGGACTAGCATCCAGCGTCCTGCGGAGAACTATCTCCAGCCGGAACAGCTCCAGTCCTTTATGCGCGATCCTGTCTATATGCAGCGCATCCTGGCGGTCAAGCGCGTGTTTGAGCTGGACCCTGCGTTGAAGCGGGTCCAGGGTGACAGGAACATCTTGCGTAGGGAGTTAGAATCTCTCGGAGGGCAGCGGCCTCTAACACGAGAACTCCAGCAGAAGATCAACGTGCTTCGGGCACGGGAGCTTGGTCTGTCGGAGCGACTGTATGATCTAGTGAAGGCGAAGGAGCAGCGGCTAGGCTTCCGTCTTGAGGACGTTGACCCTGCGAGAGTGCTATCAAAGCCTCCCGGCACTGGCCCGCGATAACCGCGTATCCGGCCATGTCGTCATAGTGGTCTTTACTGTACCCACCCTTGGTCCGGGCAGCTTTTAGCAGCATCATCATTACCGCCACCTGCTCCGGGCTCAACAGCACGCCCAGATATGCACTCCAAAGCGCTGCGATGTTGCAGTGGTTCTGGAACGCTGGGCCGTGTGTTGCTTGACGGCTTGCGATTAACTCGTGCGAGTTCATCTAGAAGGTCCTTCTCATTGAAGAAGATATCGCCGCCAGTCGTCAGTGCGAAAGCGTACATCTGATCGAAACGCTCGGGCGCCTTATCGAACAAGAAATAAACTGGCTTCCCTTTACCGATCATCCAGCCTGCTTCTAGATGAGCAGACTTCCCAGCAGGAAGCACAAGAACAGCAGCACTGGCGCGAGACAGATGATGATAGTCGAAGCCAAAAACGTGTCGTGCGGCCCAGCCTTTAAGGGCTTGTTTGTAATCATGGCCGCGACTAGTCTCATAGTGCTGCCAAGCGTCGTCAGCTTCCGGTCCTGCGGCGTGCCAGTCATCGAAGACCTCCAGTCCGAGCGCGCGGATTTTCTGTGCGATTTCAGGAATTGCCTGATTTCGCAGTGAACCAATCAGATAGATGCACATTAGAACCGTCGCTGTGGGGGTTTGACAGTCGATCCGCTATGCGCCATCCCACGATAGTCGCTTTTCGCGATGGCCTTTACGGAGCGGAACCAGCGTCCGCAGTCGGCGCAGTGGAGTTGTTTATATAAGCGAGTGGCCGCAACTTTGAAGCCTCGGCGCTCAATGTGTATACTACCGCACGAAGGACACGCATCTTGCTCTCCCGTGAATAAAGCTCTGGGAGGTTCTTTGTCAAGCCAGGGACGGAGCCGATCAAAAACTTGTTCCAATACGAGCACATCGCGGCGGCAATGGTCAACCACTTCTCGGATTGCTCCTCGGTCTCCATGAGCAGCTCTGAGCCAGCTATCATAGTCAATGGCGCTTTTAGTGTCTTTGGTTCCAAGGAACTGTTCAAATGCCGCCAGCCTGTTTGAGTGAAGTTTGAATTGTTTCCGGGCCGCTTCCCAAAGGTCCAGGTGATATTTAGGCGCAAGCGGTCCTAACCTGTGCTTCAACATCTTCGTCTCGATCATCGGAACATCGAAGCGCTTCCCGTACCAGCTCACCACATAGTCTGCTTCGTTCCATGTTTTAGCGAACTCGGTAACGAGGTCCTTATCGTCTAGCATATTCTTGTTACTGTCGAGAATGGTAGGCACGGAGACCTGCTTCTGTCCCCTCCACTTCGATCCAATGCACAAGATCGTCCCAAACGTCGCGTTGAGCCCCGTGCTTTCTATGTCAAAAAACAATATCCTAGGTTCAGCCATTCTTCACCAAATCACAAGCATGTTCGACTTTGACAGCAACACCGTAAAGAGCCCCACGGAAATAAGCATTGACAACGCCAACGATCATTCCGTTTTTATCAAACAACCCGCCGCCGCTGTTGCCGTGCCAAACACGCATATTAAGCAAAATGACCTCGCCCCACCCGGCATCGGCACTATCAATCATTCCCATTACGTCCCCAGGAGCGTAGACCCAACGGAACGTCTCGGGGTGGCCGATAGTATAAACAGGCTCTCCTGCCCAGGTAGGCTGGTCACAACGGAGGGCAGCATATACAAAAACATCCGTGCTGTCAATAGAAATTAGAGCAACGTCGTGTTTGTCGTCATCTTTGATGAATTTGCCCTTGTACATCCGGCCATTCCGCATGACAACAGTGACATCTTCCCCTATGTTGCCGCAATGCCCAGCCGTGAGAACGAGCCCCTTTGAAGAAATCACTGTTCCAGAGCAATGTCCGCTGGACATCTCTACTCGAACTGCGGCAGGATTGTCACTAGGTTTAGCGGGGACAATAGCAACAGAACAAGCTGCTAAGAGTAAAACACCAAGTGCTGCAAAAAGACGTTTCATTAGACGCCCTTAATTTTTTCCCAACTTCTAAGCCCGGCCACACCGAGCATGGCACTGACGAGCCCAATCAGTTCGTTCAGGTCGGCAGACGGTAGTGCGGAGAAATTCGGGTCGATCAGATAAGAGATCGCATCGACTAGCGGTCGGATCAGGAACTGATATGCGATACCAAGCCCACCGCACCAGCCGATGAAGGGGCGCCACCCGGCGACAAAGAGACTGGCACTTTTGGCCTCTTCTTTATTGAGTTCAATCTGTCCGGTGTCCACCTGTCGCATGAACTCGACAAGAGCAGCCTCGATAGCTAGTCGGGCTTGGGCTTCGGCGGACTTGTCGTGAAAATACCCACTGATGCCGGAGACGATGGAGTTGACGAGGCCGAGGATGGCGGCTGCACCGAACATATTCGTTTGCCTTTAGACAGAGAACGTTGTAAAGTAATGGCTTTCTTTGGTATCTCTATAGCCCCTGAGACTTGGGACCACTTATGGTCGAGTGCGTCGATGTGAGCTGCCAGGATGATGCTATCAGGGGTCTCGCGAACCAGCCAGCCTACAGAGTACACTTTTAGGCTGCCACTCTCGGTCTCACTCTTGTCGATCCACGTCGCGCGGCGGAACGGCGCAGAGCTGTCCAACCATTCGACATAAATCAGACGCATGATCTTTACCCAAAGAGCCCACGGAGAACATTCAACGCCCGCGCCAGTGTCGGATCAACCAGCAACAGCGCCTCCAGAGCCGCAGAAGCCATAGCGTCCAGATCGCGCTCAGGGATGGACTCGATAGCTTGGCGCTCTGGCGCGCTAGGAACAGGTTCAGGCTGCGGTGTTGGGATCGACGAAGCCGCCGACCACGCTTGCCACCATTGTCCGCCGGTACTCGGTGACTGCCATTTAGCACGGTTGAGCCAGCCTTTGAGGAATTTGTTGTTAGCTGGGCGGACTACGCAGATTTGTTTGTACCATTCAACCCGCCAGTTGTATAAGGTTGAAACAGCTCTAGCTGGCCCCAAACTCCCGACCCAGTCTCTATGAGCTGCGACTGTCTTAGGCCCAACAACGCCGTCAGGATTTCCGCCAGCAAGAAGTTGCAGCGCTTTAATTCCACGTACAGGTCCGCTGCCCCAACCGATGTCAGCGGCAACGTCGATGGTTGGCCCCCAGTCAAATCTGTTGAACCCTGGGCCTCTGTAATAGTTTTGCTCATATACTCTCGCTGCATCTGTTAGACTGATAGCCTTCATCATCTGCGGCGTTATGTCGCGCACGGGCCTATTAAGAAACTGAGCCCAAGCCCCAGGAGTAACCCCACGCATAGTACCAACCACAAGTCCGCTAGCCAGCTTAATATTACCCGAGTCTGCGGGGTCATCTTGATAAAGTCCTTCCCACTTTTCGATGCTGAGCTTGAACGCGTCGATTGGCTGGAGCATTAGACGACTTTCAGGGCCATGTTTGTCAGCAGCATTATAGCAAACCCTAAGGCTGAATACAAGACCCATTCTAGGCGAGAGAAGCGTGACAGGATTGCTTTCCTAAATGTAATGCACTCTTTCTCATGGCCGTCGAGGCGGACATTTGCTCGGAGGGCTTCTAGAAGAGCTTCACGTTCTGACATGATATTAGCCTAACTGATAAACGACGCAGCGACCATTTCCGCCACGACCTCCGGCACCACCAACTGTGGTGCCGCCACCACCGCCTCCCCCGGCGCCTCCACCAAGACCACCCACCCCACCTATTCCACCAGTGCCAGAATCTTGCGATCCTCCACCTCCGCCACCTTGGCCGCCGTTGAGAGTGCCGCCGTCAGCGCCAGCACTACCAGCGCCGCCATTTACAGCGCCGCCTGTACCACCGCCACCGGAACCATCAGATACGGAGGTTTTGTTGTTGCCTCCTTCTTGCCCGACGCGCTCGACATTGGCTGTATCTAACGAGCCCCCAGCGCCTCCGCCTCCTCCTCCGCGAGTTGAACAGCCACCTGCGCGTGTTGCCGCACCACCGCCAGTTGGGACACCTCCACCAGAGCCTCCTCCCCACTCGGAGGGATAACCTTGATCATTTGCAAAAGAAGCGGCCCCTCCACCACCAGTCGTTCCATATGTAGGCGTTCCTGTAGAATCAAGAACTCGTGGATGGCCTCCATCTACACTTGTAGTGCCTGCCCCAACGAGTCCAGCACTCATTACCCCGCCGCCAGAGCCTCCTGGTTTATTGTTGCCTGAGCTACCACCATTGCCCCCACCGCCGCCATAAGCATAAAGCTTAGAGCCAAAGTCACTATTGCCACCAGATTCTCCGTCTGCTCCTAATCCAGCAGACCCACCAACGCCGCCACCACCGCCCGCACCGACGTTTACCGTTTCAATCGAAGACAGATCGCTAGCTAGATATATGAACTCGTTGAATGCGCCGCCTCCTGCGCCAGTACCACCCTGACGAACCGCTCCCGCAGAGCCTCCGGCACCGCCGCCACCACCGCCGCCGCCTCCCCACAGGCGCACCAAAATCAACTTAGCGCGCGAGTTCTTGTTCCACGTCTGAGAGTTTCCAGGCGTGAAGGTATTTGTCGTGAGAATCGTGGAAAGCGTGCCCGACCAGAGTTGCCAATAGGAAGGATGCAAAGTGCGGTCAGTCGCAAACGTGCCACTCGCGGCGCTAGTGTGAGCAACAAGATTTTCATAGACAACATTTGTCGTGGCGTCTATAGCTATATCGCCAACGGCAAAGACTGTCGAGTTTGCCCATACACCAGTGAAGCCACTAGTGCCCAAAAAGCGACCAAGCAACGAGTCAAGGCTGTTCACCAGCTCTTCATAATACGACTGCCAAGGCGTCTGCCCGAAGGCAGGCTTTGGGAATTTGAAATTAGTCGTGCGGGTGACTGCGGGCATCTTACGTCACATCGACTTCGGTGCCGACAACTTGGATTGTCATGGCGGTTGCAGCTTCACCACCATGGGTATATGACACAATATCACCAGCGGACAGATAATAAATCTCTGGTCCAGGGGCCACTGTCGTCGAAGTAGACGCGCCAGTAGGAGCTGCGGCGCCGGTAATCATACTTGCGCTAGGCGTCGAATAGATGTAGTGTGAAGCAGTCGTCGCAGCTTTAGCCCAGACAACGCAACCATTCACCGTCACCAGCAACGTCCCTGTACCACCAGCGCCTACCTGACAGCGATACATGATGCTGACTTTGGCAGCCTTACCGGAAGGAACAGTATACACCGTGGTCGTTGCGACAGTGAGAGCCGAAGCCTCACCAAGAACGCCAATAACAGTAGCCATAAGAAGTCCTCTATAGAGTTTTAGTTGAGATGGAGCCAATCGCCATCAACCAACCAAGGCTAGTTTCCTTGAAGAGCTGATTGATCTCGTTCTTCGCTGCGAGAAAGTTCGCGCGCATGTCGCTCTTCTGGACTTTCACGTTGTCCACAGGAACAGTCGCTACAATGCTGGATGATGTTGCCATTTAACGCCTCAAGCTGCCATTGGTGTACGAGATCGAGAAGGCAGCGATTCTCAGATTCTCCATGGTATCGCCTTCAAAACGCAACTTGCCAATCTTGAATCGAGCAGGCCAGCGATAGTTCTTCGGAAGGTTCGAGCGATGCCCGCCGCCGAATTGATTTTGGCCGTATCCGTCCACGCCGTAGCCGCCTTGGCCGCCACCGACGAAGTTTTGTGACAGGGCGGGCAGGAGAAGAGAGTCTTCACGAACGTAGCCAAGATCGTCATCGAAGAGATAGCCGTCAGTGTGGTCTTCACCGGGGTCGGTGAAGTCATTGTAGGTATCGTCGATGAACATCTTCGCTATAAATTGACCAGCACCCGAAGCATCGACGGAAAAGAACGTAGACTTCTTCAAGGACATGCGCTTGTCGAAGTCGGCCCACGGGAGTTCCCAAGCCCAAGTAATCGGAAGGCCGCTGTCGTCGCCGTAAGGGTAGAAGCCGGTATGATCGGTGAACTTGGTATCGTCGCTAAAGGTCTCTTGATCGTTCACGTACTCACGATACAGAGGATTAGCTTCTTTGCCGTAGCGAAAGATGTCGTAGTCTGAAGCGAAGAAAACGTTGTTCTGTAGCGTCGCACAGCCCGCACGCCAATTCCAATACTTTGCTTCCGCCCAAGCACCAGGACGGCCTACGGTATAAATGAAACCACGACTCTCAGTTGTATAGTCGTACTCATCGTGGTTAGGCACGAAAAGCATCCACTGTTTTTCGTTAGGATTGTTGACCGCAAAGACACGATCTTCAAGTGTGCCTTCAGAGAGAGACTGTAGTGCCTTTTGTATCTCAGGCTGGATCAGTTCGCCAGCATCTTCACCGACAAGACTTGTTGACAACTTGGCGCGCGTGATATAGTTCACGTTGTGGTTGCTCGCCATGAAGATGTCTTCGACCAAGGCGTGCATGGTGCGGTGGCTTACGCAGCCGAAGCCCTCGATGACATCCGTGACGATGGGCTGATGGACAGTGCCCGCAGTGTTATAGACCCCGACTTGAACAGCGATCACGACCTCATCGAAGCCTACGACGAGGCGATCTCGATAGAACTTGATACCACGAATAATGTCACTGCCATTGGTGACTTTAGAGCTAAGGTTGAATTGCACGGCGTCGTTCGGGGCGGCATCGCCAAGGAACGTGCCAAGTGCATCGGCATGGCCAATATGCAACAGAGCAGGATTTAGAGGATCACCTGCAATGACAAAGTAGCCGAAGTCGTCGCCTACAGCGGCAGCGGCATAGCGCCCGATAGGCGTGTTGAGGTTGCTACCAGTAGCTAAATCGTACAGATACTGTACGTTGAGATATTTGTCTACAACCAGTGGCTTGTCGATGCCGTTACAGATGACAAGCTTGTTCTTGAATGGTGTCAGTGACGCAAAGGTTAGATTAGGCGTACTGCTGTGGTGCCATGAATGCGGAGAGCCAGCCTGCCCGTGTGCAATGTCTTCATTCCAGATTTCAAAGATCGTCCCTTGACCGTTTACGGCAAACACAGCCCCATGAGAAGTCACACCAACAAGATAGGTGTTATAGTACTCCATGTTGATGATCTTGCCGATGCCAAGGGACTCGATACTCGCGAACCACTCTGTGCCCCAGCGAGGGCCGATGGTGCCATCTGTCTGGCGCAGAGCATTCCGCAAGACACGACTGTACCTCGGGGACATATTGAACTCGTTGTCCACGATGTTCCAGCCGCCCTTGAAATCTCGGACGGTGGTGACTTGACCTTGGCGTTCACGGCGTTTGAGCTGCTGACGGAGCACTAACGATACTCCTCCCACTGCACAGGATAAGAGACACTGTGCGGGGCAAGCTCAATAGGCAAGTTCTGATAGTTCGACATCTCCGTTTCGAAGCGACTCGTGTAGAGACGCTGGAACATCTCGGCTGCACCAGGGCTCGTGGAGTCACTCTCCATCGCGAGCCAGCAAGCGCCAAGCGTCAGCAGCAAACGATCCATCTTCACGGTGTCGTCCGTGTCGAAGGCGAGGGGCCGCTGGCGACCGATGATGTGGATGTTGCCTGTAGACGCAACAGGCCAGATTTTTATCAGCCTGTTACCGGCGCGAGGAGAGACGTACCTCGGATAACTGCCGACTAGCTCAAACGGGTTGATGCGTGTAGGCAGAAGAGGTAGAATCTTGTCGCTATTGTCTGGAAAGACCGCGCGGATGTCTTTGAAGAATGCGATATATTCACTCTGAGTAGTGTCAGCAATGTCGGCTGTAACGATACCAGTCGAACCATCTAACGTACGCTCCAAATACACTATATACTCCGGCACCCAGACCTTATCAAAGACAAGATCGAAGGCATCCTGCACGTAGGCGCCGAGAAGTTCTTCCGAGTAGAGGTTCGCTGCTGTGCCAACCACTTCGGATAGACGCGTTTGGACGCCTTCTATCAGCGACCCGAAAGTGGGGAAGGCCATTAAAAGTGCCCCTTCCGTTGTAGCGTAAGTATTCGATCCATCTGATGTTCATCAAAAACATCAGAGCCTGGCGGCATCATAATATTAGGATCGACTTTGTACTCAGGCATAGGAATTTCTTTATACAAGGAATTTGGCTTGTCTGACAAACCATATCCTTCCCCCATTATGTCTCGGGGGTCCTCCATACGCCGTTGTGTAAGAAGCCTAAGCAATAAGCTAAGTGGTTCCATAATAAGAGCTAAAGAGGAGGGTTTTCACCCTCCTCTTTAATCCTTTAGGCGAAGTTATGAGCAACACCGAAGGTATTGTCATAATCCGGCATGAACTCGACTTCGTAGACAATCGTGCCATCGCACGCCGTCAACGGAATGTAGAGACCACGCGGGTCGCGGGTCGTCTGGGTCTGAGGATCGGTTGTAACCGCCTTGACCCAAGCCGAACCCGGCTTGCCTTTAGTGAAGTATGAATGGACCGTGATGACGCCAGTATCACCGGCACCATCGGACGTAAGCGTGATAGTGCGCCCGCCGACCACGGCCAGAAAATCTGCCGGGGCCTTCAGTTCACCACCGCCTTCACCGATAGCTTCGGTCGCGGGCACGATGAAGTCGAGCGCCGCAGTACCAGTGCCGTCGTAGATGAAATCAATCGTACAAAGCGTCGTCGCCTGCGCAGTCGTCACGTCCCAGGTCGAGCCCATGTACCAGCCGTCGAACGGGACCGTAAGGGTCGCCGCAGTCGTACCAGCTCCAGCTTCGACACCGGCAGTCGTGACGATGGCAATGCCTTCGTTACCGAACGAGAGCATCACGCCGTCTTCATAACAGCGAGCCATGTCAAGGGCCTTATACGGCAGGCCAAGTCTGTCGTTCCAACCCACATCAATGGTAGTAGCAGCCGTCACCGTGACGACCACGACAGCCGAGATGTACTTGAACGCCTTGACACCGATAACAGTCGTAGTGCCATTGAGAGTGAACAACTCGGACATAGCCTGCCCGAGCCAATCGTAGCCGCGAACACGAACAGTGCTCGTAGCCGCGCCCGAAGCGACCATCGTGACGCAACGACCGTAGCGGCCAGAGAGGCCGTTCACCGCGTCGTAAGTCGTCTCGAAAGTCGAGAAGGTGCCCGCCGTGGCAACCGAAAGATCGTTGTAGATGCCGTTGGCGTCGAGAGCCGCAGGAGCACCAAGGTTGACAATCACTGTCTGCCCACGATGCACGTCGCCGACGTAGGCCGCGCCGCTAACATAGCGGCTGAAGCCCTTAGGATTATAGTCAGGTTGAATGCGCTGTGCCATTTACTCAGTTCCGGTTTCTAGGCGCGTTGAGTGCGCGATTTAAGAGAGAGCTTGGGCAGAAGCTGCCCAGTGTCCATATCAACAAGAGGGGCTCCGTCGGGCGCGAGGCCCAACTCACGGAGCTTCTCTAGCGTAGCAACACGGAAGGAATGCCCCCTGGGGAAGTATACCATATAACCCGCAGGCTGCTTGACGGTCTGCCGGATGATCTGAGGACGGGTCTTGCCATCCTTGCCCGGAATCGCGACATGCTCGATCTTGCAGATTTCTACAGAAACTTCACCAGGAAGCTTTTCGACTTCGTATGCTTGCTCAATTTGAGGCATGATTTCCTACGAGTTGATGACTACGGCGTGGGTCCGATAAGCCTTCCAAAGACACCACTGGCCCTGCCACACAACACGCTTGCCAATCGCATCCGTGTCCCAGGGGGCCACGAGTTCCTTGACTTTCATGTTGACATGCTTCAGGATATGCACGCGAAGGAAGTTGTCGTTGATGAAGTACATCTTATCAACGTTGCAATCTTCGTCGTACATGATCGGGATGCCATTGTGCGTGAAACCGGAGAAGCCGAGATCGGCCATCCGCTTGCCCGCCTTGCCAGTACCGATGTCCATGACCACCTTATCGCGAGCCGCACCACGATAGTAGCGGATCAGGTTGCGACCGGCGAGGATCACGGAGACCTTCTCGCCCTTCGGCGACAGGTCCATCTGCACGTCGTCCATGACCTCCTCAATCACGGTTTCGTCGATACCGCCGTTGAAGTCATAGGCCGAAGTACGCCACTGGGTCTCGGTGGCGCGGTTGATTCCGCCCAACGTGCCCGTGGTCGGGTCATCGGGGATCAGTGCAGCAAGGCCCTGCGGGTCGGTACCAGTGCCCGAACCATACAGGTAAATGCTGAACTTTTCCTTGATCGACTCTTCCAGAACGTCCATCTTCGCCTTGACAAGCTTGAAGATAGCGCTTTCGCCTTTGTTCTCATCCTGCTCCTGATCGGAGATGATGACCGAACCGGCGACACGAGCCCAAGTGTACTCGATCTGAGTGAACTCGCTCGTCTGGGCGATAGGAAGCTGATTGTAGTATTGATAGCTAGACACGTTCGGGTTGCGACCGATGGTCAGCGGGTTGGTGATATGACGGCCACCATCCTCGTATTCCACACGGTCATTCGCGAACGCCCAAGCCATAAGGGCATTTGCCTTGATCGACGCCATGATGAGCTTTTTACGGCTCTTCTGCATGGTCGAGTACAAGACGGTATCAAGAACCGCCATTTGAAATCCTCAATCTGTTAAAAGCGCTTAGGGTCCAGGCCGGACTCTTTCATTGCGCTTGACACGATGCTATCGTAGCTGAACTCGTTGAAGGAGCCAGGGGCTTCCTTAACGGTCTCTACCGGACCACCACGGCCTCTCGGGAAGTTGTTAGCAGGACGCCTCGCAGCAGCGAGAGTCTTACCGGCTTGCCGAGCTTCGACTTGTGGCTCCAGGGGACGGGAGACATCGAGGCCCTCGCGGACTGCCCAATTCTCCAAGTACAGATACGCCTCGCGAAGACTGAGGGTTCGACCGTATTTCTGTTCGAAGCCCGACATAAGATTGGCGAGCTGCTGTTCGTGCACAGGAGCGTTCGGGAACTCGGAGTAGAAGTCGTTGAGTTCTTTAGAGGCATCGTTGGACGCTTTGTCCCAACGGGCCTGCTCCTGGTGTCGATCAACCAGCGGCTTGAGTTGCTGCTGAACAGCCCTCGTGACCGCTTCGATATTCACACCCTGGGATTCTTGTCCCAGGATTGTATTCATATTATACCCCCTAGACTGGGCCTCTGTCAAGAGCCATTTTAGCATGGCCTCGGGTTCGCGCTTGAACCAGCCAAAGAGCTTCAGCGAGGAGAGCTGTTCGTCGGCAGAGAGAGCAAGCTCTTTGCCAGCATGAAGGACAGCCTCGGCTTGGGCAACCCGTTGATTTAGCTCAGAAACTGACCGTTCGGCAGCGATAGCACGCTGTTCCTGCTGACGGGAACGCTCCCAGTGACGGCGTTCGGCGCCCTGTTTAGCGATGACCTTGCCATCGGGGCCGATAACAGAGCCATCGGCACCATAGGAATGTTGTCCGGTGCGCTGATTTGTCGCAGGAGTGGCAGCAGGAGTCTTTTCCTTGGCAGCAGGCGTCTTTTTGGCGTCAGGGTGCGGATGCTCCTCGGCGCCTGTTTGGTCGTCTTCTCCGGCAAGCATCTTATCGAGCTTCTCGGAGAGTTCCTTCTCGGCGGCGTCCGTCTGGACGCCATCAACACCCGCTACGGGCGTGTCGTTTTCGCCACTCTTGTCTGCTTCGATCTGCTGATCGAGGTCAAAGTCGTCTGACTTGTTAGTAGGCATTAGGTCTGTGCTCCTTGGGAAACACGTTGAAGGGCCTGTCCAGGCGGAACACCCGCTTGAACTAGTTTCTCTAGCGCCTGCTTGCCCTCGGGAGGCAGAGCGTTGATTCGTTGCCGCACATCATGTGCGACTTTAGCTTCATCCGGGGCTACGTCACCACCAGGAGGACCAGGGTCTTCAGCCGGAGGTTGTTCCGCCGGTTGTTCGGGCTGCATCTGTTGAGCGATGGACTGATAGATCAAGGCCCAGTCTTCGCTCTTGATAACGACCTCATCGAAGGCTTGCTCGAAGACGCGGAGGGCGACAAGGATAGCAGCGGGGCTCGCGGAGGCGAACTGCCCGAGAATCTGCCCAACACGCAGGGCTTCTTCTTTCTTGGTCTCGCTGGTCGGCTTCTGGCTAGAGCCACCTACGACTTGGAAGGTGAAGAGCGAACGGATTTGGTCAGCGGGAAGGTTTTGCCAGGGCGCCTCCGGGGGCATGGTAACGAACCGGGCGACTTCTTCAGCAGACATGAACTGAAGCACAAGGTGGCCGACCATGGACATCGTGTCGCCGATGAAGTCTTCAATCGCATCTACGCGCTCGCCGAAACGGATGTTATCGCGGGAGTTGTATTCTTCGATGGCCTTGTTCGTGGTGTTGGTTTTGAACTGGGCGCCGCGCAAGACCTCGGGGACAGAAGATTGACGTGCGATGGATGCCAGGATGCGCTCGGAATCGAACACCTTGTCGAACTGCATCGACGGGGGCTTCATCGAGCCGATCAGGTCTTCGATCTTGGCGCCTTCTGGCAGCTTGACACCGACAGCGCTATTATCGTCGCCTTTGAGGAGCTTCTCGGCTTCCTCTTGGGTCATCTTCAGGGAGTTGTAGATGATGTGCCGACGAACCCACTGGCGCCAACGACGCGTCTCATCGTGAATCTCGTTCAAGGCGTCTTGCTGGTCAAGGTAGTACGTCACCTCGCCCTTACTGTAGCCACCCTCTACGTCTTCATGGAAGCGGAGAGCGACAAAGGGGAAGAAGCGTGGGAGTTTGTATGGATCGTCGAGGACCCACAGCGGCCATGTCCAATCGGCGTCATGAAACACGAAGACTCGGCGAGTGGCCTTGTCCCAGATATACCAACACTTCGTGACGAGGTTCTTCTCGAAGGCTTCTTTAGTGCCATAACCGTAGGCACTGTGGTCTGAGGCGTCCTTGAATAGAGAGAAATCGAACTCATCTCCGTCTTCGGCTTTGTTCTCGCAGACAACGTGAGTGGGCTTGTAGATGCTCTCCCATTGGGCTCTGTTGCCGTCCTCGCCTCCCTTCTTCTTCATATATTTGGCGCGCACGACATCAGTAGGAACATAATCCCAGTAGCCGATCCAACCAGCGTCGGAGAAGTCAGGCTCGCTAGCGGTCGGATCGACAACGACTTGCGTGGGGGAGAAGAAACGTACAAAGGGGCCGGGCTCCGAGAGGAGGTCGGTTTTTTCTTCTATCGCCCGCAGTTTGCCTTCGATCTCTTTGATGGTAACGGCGTCTTTGGCCTCTTCGTATTCTTTGGCGAGGTCCTGGAGCTGCTGTTGCGTAACGGCGTTTGTCTCTTCGCGCTGGTTGTACCCGACCATGAACCAGGAGATGTTGGTCAGGAGACTAGTCAACACAGCGCGACGGGCCTTGGGCTTGAGATTCAAGCCAGGACTTTCTTTTGTCACGGCAAGGGCATTCAACAACCGCTCGACATAGCGCTCGAAAGGCTTGCCCTCGTCTGTATTCGCAGTGACTTCCACGCGCGGATTCTTAGGATACAACCTAGGGAGGAGGATCGTGGTGTTCGAAAAGACTACATTCTCTGTTTCGTAGAACGCATTATTAAGTTGGCGAGATGCACGATTCCCTGCGCGGTGCGGACCATCACCAGTACGATGAGAAGTTTGATCGTTCTGATAGTAGCTGACAGCTTCTTTCCAAGCATCCTCGAACTTCTTTCTCGCCTTCTCACCTGCTTTGACACGGCCCTTCCACATAGGACCAACGGACTTGGAGACAAGAATGCGCTCCTCGCCCATGACCTGATACTGGGGCGTGGTCGTGACAGGAGGCGCGATTACGTCGATTCCACCAGCCTCTAACGCGGGGGCGACGGCTGCTACGTCAGCGCCGGGTTCGGTGGGAACGGGAGGTGAACCGTAGGTGGTAGCCATTATGCAACCTTGTGTCTATGGCTGACGCGGCCAGTTTGCTTGCTATCTGGGGGCTCGTTCCATGTAAGATACGATGGTGTTCGTGCACGCGCCGCACGCGAAAGATGCGGGATGTCAGGCACGTCCGTCAACATATACCGCAGCGTATTCATCGCATGATCGTTGCGATCCTGTGGCACGTCTTCATACTCGCCTTCAGTGTTCCGTTTCCAATAGTACTCAGTGATCTCGTCCATGAAGAAGTCGAGCTTGTCGCTGATATAGATGTGCGGGCCTGGGGCCATAGCAGTATAGGGATTACGATGAAGCTTGCCCGCAGTCAGATAGGCGTTGACTTTCACCACGCCATTGAGAACCGCGTTGTTCCCTCGCTGCATCGAGACACCATGTTCCTCGAACAGAGCGTGTATCGAAGGCCCGGCACCACGGGTGCCTTCACCACCGGGCACCCTACGGAAGACGCTCGGATCGGCGAATGGCAGCGTGACCGTGGTGGCCATCTTCTCGCGGATGGCGAGAATCTCGCGGGCCTGTTCGCGGACAGAGAGTTCGGTTTCTGGCTTGTAGAAGCCGTCGATGATATGGAGATTGTGCCACGGATCGACGAAGCCGTAGAGATAGCAGCTAGGAACGACAGAGCCGAAGTCATAGCCCTCGACGATGGTTAGGTCGTAGTCTCGTTTGAGGTCCTCGAAGAGATCGAGCATAGTAGCATGTGGGACGACATGGTTGACTTCATCCCATTGCGGATGGACGAGACCTTCGAAGCTGGCCCAGCGGCCAAGGAGATAACGCTCGCGCATCTGACCTGTGTAGGTCGCCTCTAGCCCTTGGATATAATCCTCTGACAGATTGTCTGCGTTGTCGTAAGTGGCTGCCTCGAATACGTCGATCCAAGGCTCTTGCGTGCCAGGACGCACGATCAACTTGGCATCATGGATGCCGTCACGATAACGATGCAACGGGCGAACAAGGTCCTTGTAGACCCAGTTCGCTGTCGGGTTCGTAGTCATCAAGAACCAGCGCGGACCGGATCGAGGCATAGTAGGGTCATCACCAACATAACGAGCCTGTCCGCGCAAGCGACCCATCAAGTCCTTGAAGTCCTTCGCGCTGATTTCAGGGTCTTCCATCTGGTCGATACCGACAGCATCATAGGTTGCAGAGAGAAGGTTGCTGGTGGTTGATTCTTTAGTCTTGCCTTGCTGAGCGATGTACCGAAAATTTACGGTCGTACTGTTGTTCATATAGATCGTGTTGTCGTCTTTCGCTGGCCCGGATTTGATCCACTGTTTTGGACACCAAGCCAGAAACTCCTTCCGTAAAGTGTCGTTGAGCTTTGGATAGGTCGAGCGCCCGAGCAGCAAGTTGCTCCCTGGATACCACTGACTCAACTCTAAGAAACGAACTACCAACCATGTCGTCTTCCCATTAGCAAAGCCACCACCGACCATCTGCACTTTAGCGCGTGACTTACGGGCAAGGTCGTGTACAGAACCCTCGCGGACTTTGTACTCACGCTGTTGTGCCATTTAGCACGTACACTGCTGGAATTCGATTTCTTGAAGCCAAGTATTCGACCCTGCAAACAGACCGACCTTTACAAGCCGCGCATTCGTTCCACCGAGCGTCAAGCCTGTTATGGCGATGACAGTACTAGCTGTTCCTGCAACGGCAAAAGTATTCGATGTTTCACCACCAAGCGTCATCTTCCAATTTCCGAAGTCGAACGTACCTCCGGCACGCCAAGTTACTTCATTGATAAGTGTGTTAGATGCGAACTGGAAGTCGATGTAATTGGCATCGGCAAATAGAGCTGGGACATCGACACTATCCGTACTATTTTGGCCCGTAGCACCATCTACGAGATTGCTGTTCGTTCCTGCATCCCAGACAATATCCGATGTAACTGTAATCGACGCCGTTCGATCTCCAGTTAAATCAACAGGTGTGCAGCTACAGCCTCCCGCGCCATAGAGGGCAACATTCGGGACGTAGAGCCCGCGCGTATGTGGAAGAATCAAAGACATTAGGTGAACTTACCCACGCCAACGCAAGAAACGTTCGCGCCAGTTGTGATCTTCCAGGCACCACTCACAGATTTAGCACCGATAGGAATAGTAAACGGCACAAGATTTGAAACAGACGAAGCGCCCCCAGTAAAGACGGTGATAGACGTAGCATTATCTAAAAGCAGCACGTTACCGGGAGAAGTCGTCGCGGGGACGACAAGGATATGCGAGATGAAGTCGCCCGTCGCACCTGTAGCACCGAGAGCCTGAGCCGTCTGCGATGCAGCCACCGTTTCATAGTCGTCGATGGTCGTGCTCTGGATTTCAGATGCAACACGAAGCTGGCGGTCGAGCGTCATTCGCAGCGCGCCAGCATCGCCTTCGTCTACGCTATCTGCCGAAGTCTCATCGGCCTGTGCGCCGATCATCAACACCTTGTCGGTTGCTGGCGTGAAGCCTGCGTCGTCAGTCTTCACCGCGTCGTCGATGAGCTGTAAGGATGTCAGGGCCGCGCCATCTACCTGGACAACAAACGTCCCGGCATTCGTCACCGGTCCGGCAACTGCTAGTTGATTCGAAGCGTTAACGTTAGCACCGCGTTCGTTACCAGCGGCATCGCGGAGCTGTGTATACAACTCACGGCGAGCGGACATACGAGCAGCCCCAGCGTCGCCTTCATCCACGCTATCGGGCGTCGTATCGTCAAACTCGAAACCTGCCATGATGACGCTAGTCGTAGCAGGCGTAAAAGCCGCATCGTCTACTTTTTCAGCCGCACCGGCAGCAATCGTCGTAACAGTTCGAAGACTACCTGAGAGATTCTGAGAGAGCGGTTGGTGATCGCCTTCCGTATACGACGGAGCAGCCGCAGTCGCTTTCGCTAGAGCAGTCTTAGTGTCTTTTGCTCGCTGAGCATCAGGCGGAAAAGGAGCATTGCCTGAAAGGTCTGAAACATGGGCCATTTAGCGATTCCCACGAGGATCATAAGGCCCCGTTTGAAAGAGTTTACGAAGTTCTGCATCGGGCATGATGGGTACAAAACCCTGGGCAGAGTTCTGATTAACAGCGGCCTGGGTAATACTTTCTTTAGATTGATCTATGAGTTCTTGTTCACCAATAGACGGCCCCCTGCCTTTAAGTTTGCGGTTAACAAGATTTCTTTTGAGGCTAGGAGCACTAGAAGCTGGACCTTCTGGGCCGAGTTCGGAATATGGGGCCAAAGCATTCTCACCGAACTGCTGACGGACGCCAGAGACGGCGGGACCAGCAGGCTCGTCATCGCCACCAGCAAGGCCAAGCGCCGTCAAAGCAGCAAGGAGCCCTGCACCAGGGACACCGTACTTGAGATAGGGAGACATTCCTTGTCGAGCAGGAGCTGCTGGGGCAACAAGACCAGGATCAGGTTGAGGGCGGTTTCCTGATTTTAGATAAGCGTCGAGATTCTCACGAGTGAAGCCACCAGCCGCAGGAGGCGCCTCTGGGACTTTAGTAGCAGGAGAGGCCGGATCAAGAAGAATCGTCCCCTTGCTCTCGGCAAATAGAGCCAGTTCCTTCTGGCTCTTCGGCGCTCGACCGAATTCCTTCATGAACATCTGGAGCAATTTCTCAGCCGCCATCTTTTATCTCCGTGAAGACGACATCTTTGACAACATCAAGATTATCGCCGCGCTTCTCGTATACGATCTTCAGTCCGCCTTGGACGGAGTGTCGGTGTTCGACAATATCAGCGGCCCGAAGGCCAGAGCGATCCAGCAAGTCTTGAGCTGCCTTGAGCATGGTGTGTTGACTGGCAGTCTCGTCATTCAAGATGCCCTTGACTTTCTCAACAGCCTGTCGAGCAGTCTTGGCAATGTCTTCGCGGACTTCTTCCATTTCGCTATCAAGAACGGAACGAACAAGTTGACGGAAGAAGTTCTTGTAGACGATCTCTCCCCGTAAAGAGGCAATCTTTTCTTCAGGCACCCCGAACATCTCAGCGATCTCAGGAACTTGTAGACCCCACAGTTCGACGGCTGCCACCGCTGCCATCGTCCGCATCTGCGGACCTTGCAACGGCGCGTCTACGAGGGAGCGACGAGTGACGATCCGCGAAGGACCTTCACTGGACGGGGAAGCCCCACTCGCCGCACGATCAGCGCCGACGAGCTTCCCTGTCGTCAGATCGAGCTGCTGACCGTTTGCTAGTGTGAGAAGAGAAGGAGGTGTAGCGGGGGCTACGACCTCCTCCTGAGTCTGCGACAAGATGTCACACCCTAGAGAACGAGAGCACCAACCACGAAGCCCGCAAGGGCGACATAGAGATAGAGTTGATTGGCGACGAAGAATTTCTTAAGACCTTCAAACATGATAGCTCCTACGAAGCTTGGAGTTTGCTGCCGCCACCATTGCCGCTGAGATCAGCCGCATACGTGGGGCGAGAGAAGTTCGTGGCGAGGCGAGCTTCTTGAGAAGTTTCATCGGCAGCCACGGTCGCACGAGAGATGACAGTCCGGGTCTCGACGACGCCCTGGACGGGGAAAGTGCCAGGAGCTTCGTTATGCTTGACCTGCTTAACAGTGACCGAGGCCGTCTGCCCAACGGCGACGCCGATGTTCTCGATCAGAAGCTCGGCGTCCTTACGGGCCGCGAGGGGCTGCCGCATACGTTCGAGCTGACGGAGCTTAGGGGAGCGATTGACTTTAGGCGTATAGCTGTCGGACCAGAAGCCCGCGCTTGTAACGATTGCCATGGGGTTGATTCAATCCTAGGAGATGACACGTACAGGGAGCTACCCTGTCGTGAGGATAGTATACCTGAAGATAGGAATCTTGTCAAGAGGTTTGATGGGGACAAAGATCACGTCTAGCTATCCCCTGCCTGCGTCAATCTGTCGCGGGGATGTTTACAGGTGGTGTGCCTGCCTCAGCCTTGGCCCTACAAGACTTACAAGGACGCTTTCGCCTAATAACACAAAACTCTTGGCACTGACATAGCCCTTCATATCCTCGCCAACAAATACAGCGACAGTCGCGCTTGCCTTCATTTCGCGACAGAGCATATAGCTTCCGAGGTCTACGCATCTTTGTCATCCCTTCCCTCTCTTCGTATCTCTCCCATCCCCACACCTAGCGGCTAGCATAACACGGATTCACACATCTGTCAAGAGCGTCGTCGCGCAGGCGCTGGCTCAACCCGCCCCGGAGGGGCGCGCACCTTTCCCCCGTCAGATCAACGGCTTGCGTCTGCGGCTTGACCTCCAGTCCTAGCAGATGGGACCCATTTCCTATTTTCACCCCCTGTTCCCCCGGTGGAGTTGAGATGACGCTGGGCCTCCCTCATATCTAAAGCCCCCTCTTTGGTTTTGCCGGGGGGAGTGTCGGCCCAGCGGGCCGACACGGGCTAGCGGATAGCACCATCGCTATGCGCGTCGTCGCGCTAGTGCGCGGCTGTTGTGGGCTTTGGGATAGATAGATAGCTAAGGACTTTCTATGTATGTGTAGATGCACATAGATGATTAGATAGCTAAGGGTCTAGCGTGGCGCTGATGTGGGATAGGTGCGCGCGCGTTCCGCGCGGCGATAGCGGCGAGCAATAACATGTTATAGCTAGTAGTTGTATATATAGAAGGATACAACCGATGATGTTTATTTGACACAAGAACAAATGGAGAGTAGAATTTTAATAGTTAGCGCAATCCGTGCTAGCAGCAAAACGAAAGGTTGCAGTTATGAAGATGCTCAATGAAAAGTTGATCGATGAAGGCAAAGCGCCCGCGCCCGTGCAGATCGATCCCGCGCAGGGTGTCGAAGCGCCCGCGCCCATGCCGCACAAGAAGCGTAGCAAGATCGAGCGCGAGGCGCGCGTGACGGGCGTCATGGGAGAATTGCTGGCCGGTGCCGTGTTCGGTGCCGATCCGGCCTTGGACAAGTGCAAGATGCTGGCCGTGCGCATGGCCGAGACGAGCGGGCAGTTGGCCGAAGTTGGCTTTGGCTATGTGACCATGTGCGCGTACAAACTGACGCGCGATGATGCGGACTTGTTCGCGGAACTGAAGAAGTATGACGGCAAAGACGTGAGCACGCTCGGTTGGCGCCAGTCCGTCATGTGGCATTTGGAGTTGGTAGAGACCAACGGGCAGACGGCCAAGGGGGATGATAAGTACAAGCGCACGGACGAATGCACGCAACGCGTGTACAGTGCTTTCATGGTCAACCTGTCTCGCGTCGCGCCCATTGTGCTCTATGCCATGACGCAATGGCCCGATCTGAAAATGGAGGACCACGAACCACCGTTCTGTATCAAGAGCCTGCGCGACGGCGGCACGAGTTACCCGAGACTCGCGGTGCCGCGTGCGTTGATTGAAGAGGACAGCACGGGCACATGCATCCTTGACGGGCAAGAAGGCAGAACGCTTTCGGCGGCACGCGCCACGGCACGGAATGATCTTGGCTTTGGTGAACAACGCGAAGTCCAAGCGGGCAAGATCAAAGGCCGTAACGTCAAGCAAGAGACAGATACATTCAAGAAAACGTACAAGCTGTTGACGGAATATTTCTTGAACGGCATGGGCGAGAAGAGCATTCGCCCGTTCGGCAAAGTTCCGGCGCACGTTCGGAATTTTGTTCTGCAAGTCGCGACGCTTG